CGCGTCACCTGGGTGGAGTGCTAGTGCTTCGAGGCGTGCTTCGCCATCAGGGCAGAGAGCAGCGCGTCGGCGTGGTCGACGGTTTCCTGCGGCGGTCGGCTGCCGTCGGTCATGTACGGCGGGTCGATACGGTCGCGGGAGAGGTATTTGCCCACGTCACGACCGAGCTGAGCGGCCTGTTCCCAGCCCTCGGAGAGCCGCCTGGCGTCGATGGCGCCCTCGGGCATGGGGAAGTCCATGTCAGGGCACCAGGGCAGCCAGCGGGCCTCTACGAGGTCGTAGAGGCTGGCCTCCATCAGGAAGCGCAGCGATACCGCGGCCTCTTCGGACGTCGTGTTGTCGAGGGTCGCCATGGTGAGGTAGTGCCGTTCGTCCATGGCCTCGTTGCGCTCGGCACACTCCAGGAAGCAGGCGTCCGCCTGGACGCGGTTCGCGGTGAAGCAGTGAACCTCATGGCAGTTCGTGTTGTGGACAAGCACGACGTAGAAGGTGCGCGGCTTGCCGGTTGGGTTCTCGGGTGGCATGTCGGCCTCCGGGTTGTGGCGTGGCTCAGGTCAAGGTATCCGTCAGCAGGCGGATGATGAAAACGATGAAGTCTAGCATAGTCTGTCCTCAGGCGGGGTGGACCAGGGCAAAGACGACGCCGACCGCGACGACGATGCCAGCGACGATCATGCCGGCATTGAGAAGTCTACCCTGGAGCGCCAGTGTGGCCTCCGGCGCGCGGGTGGGCGGGGAAACGATCTGGTCGGTGTCGTAACCGGCCAGGGCGTCAAGCTCGCCATCCAGGGCGAGCCGCTGCTCGGCGATGGCGTCACGCAGGGTGACGCGGCGCGTCACCAGCTTGTCGCGCTGCAGGTCGAGTTTAGAAAGTTCCTCGTTTACACGAACGAGGTCGTTAGTTAAGGCGGTAACTTGCTGTAGGGTCGTCATGGGATGCTCCCAGATTTGGCGCGTGAATGGGAAGCACGACCGGTGCGCCATTTGGCGGTCGTACTGTAGGTTGTATCTCGGTGGTACTCCAGTGGGCATGATATACCTTAGAATGGTTATATTATCCAAATATCCATTTTTTTTCCCGAATAAGACCCCTTAGGCTAAAAAAGTTGGAGGCTCCAACTTTTTTGCCTCTACGTAGTATATTCCGGAAAAACATGGATAATAGATAATTAGATGATATTTTATATATATATGGCAGTTTTGCAGGTGTTTCCAATTATCCATTATCATATCCATTTTTTTTAATTATCCATAAAATATGGATAATTAGAGGGCCAAAATCTTATTATTGCCCTCGTTCCCGTAAACGAACGAGAAAATAAGTAATTATCCATTTTACTATCCATTTTTTGACCCCTGTTGGATAGGAAAATGGATAATTGGAGCGCACCACTTTAGCTAGCATTAAGCGCTATCATCAAAAGGCCGAGTGCTCAAAACACAAAAGAAAGCGACCCGACCGGGCAAACTCCCGGTCGGGTCGCTTCCTGGTGACGCGGCGCGTCACTTCCTGGCGGCGAGCGCCATTGTCACAGCCTGGGCCACCACCTGAGCGATTAGCTCAGCCTGAGACTGTGCCGCCGGCGGTTCGATGATCTCATCTAGCGTGACCGGCGCGCTGGCCTCGGCCTTCGCCTCGGCCTTCGCCTCGGCCTTCACCTTGGCGACGTCCTTGATCGCGCGGACGGCGGCGAGCGCCGCCTGCACCGACTTCTGGTCGAAGCCGTCGCCGCCGAACCTCTCGGCCAGGGTCCTGGCGAAGCGCTCCTGAGGCGACAACTTTTTCAACGCCTCGGCCTCGGCCTTCGCCGTAGCCTCGTCGCTGGCGCGCTTCTCCAGCGCTTCCGGGGTGACGCCAAGTTCCTCCCGGAACCCGCCCAGGGTCGGGCGGGTCTTAGACGTCTCGCACTTCCTCAGGAACCTGAGCGCTTTGTAGGTCAAGTCGCCCACACCCTTTCCCGATTTGAGGTCGGCGGCGTTGGCGGCGTGAACCTTTTCCGCGTACTCGGAGGCAATCTTGACCTCCGCGTAGCGCGTCACGACGAGCGTTGCCTCGTAATAGCGAGGCTTGCGCGCCGTTTCGCCACTCGCGACGTGGCGAGCATCCAACATCGGGTCGAAGAGTGCCCTCTTCAAGGCCGGGCTGTCGACCACGATACCGGCCTTCGCCAACGCCTCGCCGGCCTTCGCCAGTTCGTCAATGATGCGGGTCGCCGACTTGGCGCCGAGCGTTTCCGCTTCGCCGGCCGCTTTCGCGAGGTTGCCCGCCCAGGTCGTCACTAGCTTGGGGATTGCGTTCTTGTCGGTAGCCATCGGGATTTCCTTTCGATGATTGGGCGGTGACGCGGCGCGTCACCTTTGCCCTAGTGCCTCATAAGGTGACGCGGCGCGTCACCTTATCCATAGAGGGGCGCCTAGTGCCTCATACAGGCCAAACCCCCACCCCCGGTTGGCCAGGCGGTCCGGCGTCAGCGGGACGTTTAGGTACCCTACCCACAATTTTCCTAGAAAACCAAACATAAGTATGCTAGACCCACTTGGCGCAACCGCCCAATCGTAGAGACACTCAGCCGTAGAGACACTCAGCCGCCCAATCGCAGAAACACTCAGCCGCAGAAACGCACAACCTCCCGGAGCCTTCCTCATGTCCAAGTCAGACACCCCCATGGTTCGCGGTAACTTCTACTTCGGCCAGACCCAGATGAGCCTGCTCGAAGAAGTCTCGAAGCGGACTGGTCTCCCCGTCAGCGAGCATCTCCGACGAGCGCTCGACCTCTACCTCAACCACTGGGGGCGGCAGGCTGCCGCCGGCCTCGCCGCTACCGTCGGACCTGTGATTGACAAGTTGCCGGAAAAGGGATAGTCCATGTCGACCGACGGAGTGGTGTCCTTCGGTAGCCTCGACAATTACGGTGGTCGCGGTTCTCCGATGCAGAAGCGGGCCGGTGAGGGTGCAAATCCCCATCGGCCCGTCTTTCTACTATCCCTACCGCACACCGGTACCCGGTTCCTACTCGACTTCCTGGCCGCCTGTCCCGGTGCCGCCGGCGTCACGCCGATGCTTGCCGCTCCCGTAAAACGCCAAACCCGTCGCAACGACAGGTTCCTCGTGCACTGGACGCATCTGCTGGCCGGCTCCTCGCCGTCTATCGACGCCGCCGTCTTGCTGACCGGACTGCGCCCCCTGGTGCCGCTCAGGGACCCCCTGGCGGTGGCTATCAGCCATCATGCCCGCGGCAGCCGCATCGACAGGCAGAGCTGGAACGAGGCGCCGGAACGGTTCGACAAGCTGAACGCGGCCCTGGTCCCCCTCGACCTGGCGAGCGAAGAGCTTACCGCCGAAAAGCGCGCAGGGTTGTTGGGGCACGTCCTCTTGCGCGGAGGGCTTCCCGGAAACGACGTCTATCGGGACGACGTCCGGTACTACATCCACGACTTTGTCGCGACCTGGCGGTCCCGCCGCGAAACCTGGCGTACGTCGACGCCGCTGCATGCCGCTTATGCCGCCGGTGACGTCGCTCCCATAAAGAAAGCGCTGCCGGATGCCTGGGAGTGGTTGCGCTACAGCCGGCCGGCCCAGAAAGAAATCAAGCCCTGGCTGAACTATGCCGGCTACTCCAACCTGCTATGGTAGCGTTAGGTCCACCCCTTGGCGGTAATCTTCGGCCGCGCGGGTCGTGGCGTCGCCAGGCGCATCACCCGCCCGGGCAGGTTGGCGTTGACGCTCAGGCAGGCGTACTGCAGGGCGTCGGCGAGGTCCGACCAGGGATGCAGCTTGTCCGGCTTGTCGTCCAGCGAGCCGGTCTTCTTGCGCTTGTAGCGGTACTCGTGGCGAATGGCGCGGATCAGGGAGGGGCAGCGGTTGCGGTCGATCAGCAGGGCGGCGCTGTCGCCGCGGTTCTGGCGCATCAGCCCTTCGACTGCCCGAAGGCGCGGCGGTATGTCGTTGGTCACCGCGCCGTGCGCGGCGAAACCGTGGTTCTTGAAAACGTCGAAAGCGGTCTCTTCGCTGAGCTGCGACTTGATGCGGGCTGCCGGGTCCACGACGACGAACTTGGTCGCCGTGCGGTAGTCGTTTTCGAACAGGACCGGGACCAGCAGTTCTTCGATGAACTGGTTCAGCCCCATGTCCTCGCTGACGATCTCCTTGAACACCAGCAGGCGGCCCCGCGTATCCACCTGACAGAGTAGCGCCGTCGGGGTCCGCCCGAGGTCCATGGCGATCATCATCGGCAGGATCGGGTTGACCAGCAGGTCGTCGGCCGTGTGGTAGGCGTAGTCGAAAGCGCGGCCCCAGACCGCCTGCCCCGACATGTCGTCGCCATACTGGCCGTGGACGTGCACCTTGACCCACTCTTCGTCCATGCCTTCGACCAGCCGCTCGTAGTAGTCGGGGTCGAGGTTGTTGCGGTTTTCGGCTTCGCTGTCGAGGCCGCCGGGCTGCTTCCAGAACGCCCAGCGCTGGGGCAGCTCCAGGACCAGGTTGCGATACCAGTCCGAGCCTTCGGAGAACGGGTTGCTCTCGGCCACCAGACCGCGCCATGTCGGGCGCACGCGAGCCGGTGACGGGTAGCGCCCGACACGACCCAGCACCGCGGCGGCGATACCGTAGTTCAGCTCGCGGAACTCCGAGCACCAGGCGCCGGTGAGCTGCAACGACAGAAGCTTTCTGGTGTCTTCCGCCTTCTCGATGGGCATCAGCAGCCAGTCGCTCTCGACCCGGCTCTGGTCCGGCAGTTCCAGGCGCAGCGAGACGGTCTGGTCGGACACCTTATAGTGGATGATGCCCATCTCGCTGAAGAGCTGCTGGATGTCGGCCAGACAGGTCTGCTTGATCTGCGGCAGCGTGTTACGGGTGATCGAGAAGCGGGTCGGGCGGATGCCGTGCCGGTCGGGTTCCTGCGCGCATGCCCGGCGCAGCAGCTCCATTATCATGGCGTGCGACTTGCCTGAGCCCAGCGGCCCGATGACGAAACGGGCCAGTGCCGTCGAGGCGTGGAATTTGGACAGCGTCTTCGTCGGGGTGTATTCCACGAGGGAGCGCCTACTGGCTGTCTACGTCGATGGCACGGCCTTCCAGAACTTGCGGGCGGTCTTCGAAACCGAAGTTCATAACGATGCGGAAGCCGCCGGTACCGACCGCGCCTTCCGCCGTCTTGTCCAGACCGGCAAGCCGGTTGATGGTTTTGAACAGGTCGACGCGTGCCGTCATCGGCTTCTCGCCGTCGTGCAGCAGCATGTGCATCTCCGGCAGCGCGTCTTCCGACATCATCGCCGCCTTGATGCGGATGCGCTCCTCGCGGTTTTCCGGCGAGTTCCAGAACTGGTGCGCTTCGCGAAGCTGGGCTTTGAAAGTCGGTGTGGCCAGCAGGCGTTCGGCTTCTTCCGGCGTGATGCCGTAACGGGCCAGGACCGACGAGGCCGGTTCGAGCCGGGCCACCAGCTCCAGGGCCAGCGTGTTGGAGGCGCTGTCGGGCGAGATGGTGAGAGGGAGCGGTAGCATCATGCTCATGGCTTACTATATCTTGTTGCGGTTGCCTAGAAAATAACCTAGCTTCTCGTCATGGCGGACGGTCGCGGACTGGTGCGTGTGCTTACTCCGGAGGAACTGCAATCCGGAGAGCGGCAGGCTATCGAAGATCGCACGACGGCGGAAGATGCCGTAGCGACCGAGTTCGCGACGAGCAATCTCGCCGGTTACATTCGCGACCAGTGGTATACGATGCGTGAGCATCGTCAGACCAGCGGCATCCGTGAGCGCCTGTTGCGCGCCATGCGCATGTTCAACGGTGAGTACGAGAGCGACATCCTGGCCGAAATCAGGAAGTTCGGCGGCTCCGAGGTTTACGCCCGCCTGGTCGCGGTGAAGTGCCGCGGCGCCACCTCGTTGCTGCGTGACGTCTACCTGAGCCAGGAAATGCCCTGGTCTATCCAGGCTACGCCGGACCCGACGCTACCCGACGACATCGAGCAGAGCGTCATACAGCTCGTGCAGATGGAAGCCCAGGCGCTGGCGCAGGCCGGTCAGCCGGTCGACGACGGCATGATCCAGGACCGCATCCTGCAGCTTATGAAGGTTGCCCGGCAGGCCGCTATAAAGAATGCGCGCCGGGAAGCGAAAATGGCTACCGAGCGCGTGGACGATCTGCTGGTGGAAGGCGGCTTCTATACCGCGCTGATGGAGTTTCTGGTCGACCTGCCGATTTTTCCCTTCGCGGCCATGAAGGGGCCGGTGGTTCGCATCGTGCCCACCGTCAAGTGGGTCGAGGGACAGGCCGTTGTCGCCGACATGCCGCGCATGTTCTGGAACCGGGTCAGTCCGTTCGACGTCTACTGGACGCCGGGGGTCAACAACATCGCCGATGCCGACGTGCTCGAACGTCAGAAGCTGACACGCCAGGACCTCAACCTGGTGATGGACCTGCCCGGCTACAACACCGAGGCGGTACGTGCCGCGCTGACCGACTACGGCCGTGGGGGGCTGGTCGACTGGTGGGACAGTCAGGACAGTGAGCGGGCCGACCTCGAAAACACCGAAGACCCGCATCGCAACCAGTCCGCTCTGATCGACAGTATGGAGTTCAACGGGATGATCCAGGGCGAGCTGCTCCTGGAGGAGGGCTTCCCCGAGGCGCAGGTTCCCGATCCGGTGCGGGACTACCATGTGCAGGCATGGCTGGTCGGGCAGCACGTCATCAAGGTGCAGCTAACGCCGAACCCGAAGCGTCGCCACCCGTTCTTCATCACCAGCTTCGAGAAGGTGCCGGGTACCGTCGTCGGCAACTCGCTGCCCGACATACTCACCGACCTGCAGGATGTCGCCAACGCCTCGTTGCGCGCCCTGGTCAACAACCTCTCCATCTCGTCGGGTCCCCAGGTCGTCATACTGGACGACCGGCTCCATGTCGTTGACGACGACGATGAAATGTACCCATGGAAGCGCTGGCATGCCGAGAGCGACCCGATGGGCAGCTCTCAGGCCCCCGTAACCTTCTTCCAGCCGAAGTCCAACGCCGCCGAGTTGCTTGGCGTGTACGAAAAATTCCAGCAGATCGCCGACGACATCTCGGCCATACCGCGCTACGTGACCGGTAACGAACGGCTCTCGGGCGCCGGCCGGACCGCTAGCGGCCTGGCCATGATGATGGGCAACGCCGCCAAGATTTTGCAGACCGTGGCGGCGAACGTCGACCGCGACATCATGGAGCCGTTGCTACAACAGCTCTACGACATGCTGATGTTGACCGGCGACGCGATGCTGCGCGGTGACGAGAGCATCGACGTGCAGGGCGTTCAGGTTGCGCTGCAAAAAGAGAGTGAGCGTGCGCGCCAGATCGAGTTCCTGCAGATCACCGCCAACCCGCTCGATGCCCAGATCATCGGGCCGGAGGGTCGCGCCGAAATCCTCCGAGAAGTTTCTGGTACGCTCGGTCTCAAAGGGAGTAAGATCGTCCCGACCGAGGAGGAGATCGAGGCGCGAACGCGACAACAGGAGCAGGCGGCTATGGCCGCCGCGGCCGGAGAGGCGCAGGGGGACCAGACCGGCGATATCGGCGGTCCCGGCAATCAGGCACCGCAGAGCCTGGCTCCAACGACCAGCCGGCCGATGCAGGCCGGCACCGAGCAGCGCCAGCGCGCTCCGCAAAGGAGGGTCTGAGGACTATGAAGTACAACCACGCAGACGCCAGCGGCCGGGTCAAGAAGACCGGTACGGGCGACTTCAATCCGCAGCGGCGCGGTTCCAACATGCGCTCTGCGACGAGCTACCCGAGCACGGCCAAGGGGTCGGGTTTCCCGGCGCCGCCCGCCGACGCCGACAACGGCGGCAAGACCAGCGGCTTCGCCGGCACCCGTGGCGGCACCAAGGGTTACCCGTCCGCCAAGTCGGGCAGTACGTTTTCGCGCCCGCCGAATACCGCCAAACGGTTTACCGAGGGCGTCAACGGTTCCGGCGGTTCGGGCTGGCTGGTTGGCGGTGTGACGCCGGGCAAGGCCGGCACCAACTACCCCGGGAGGGATTGATGGCTTCGCCGGTAAACATGGGCAAGACGCGCAAGCCCGGCAAGGGTGGGCGTCAGTGCAAGACCCAGGAGCTGGATAGCCGTTTCGAGCCGGAGACCGTCACGTCGAACGACCTGGCCGGTCGCGCCACGGGCTGGTATAAGCCCGGCGTGCAGCAGCCGGCGAGTACGATGATGAATATCGGCCGCTACGCCGACGGTAAGATGTTGCGGAGGCGCGGCTATTAGGTCGTTCGGTGGAAACCCTCGGCTTGTGGAGCTGGTTGAGAGGCTACAGAGCAACGCGGACTTCAAGGAGGTCGTAAAGCAGCTTGAAGTACACCATGCAGAGCAACTGGCCGAGCTGGTCGACATTTCGGCCGACAAGGTGCAGGTCGCTCAAGGCATGGCACGCCAGGCGGCAATGACCTTGAAACTGTTTAAGGGATAAGGGAAGACGATGGCACGCGCTCCCAAACAGATTGCGGATCAGGCTGCTGAAGCGGATCGGCTCCAGCGTGAAGCGCTGGGTATCGTGGACGAGGCGGCGGATGTAGACGCCGCTGTCGAACCGGATGCCTCGGCAGCTTCCGCCAGCGAAGCAGAAGACGATCTGGGTGCATCTTCAGCCCCTGAGCCGGCTCCCAACCCGACGTTCTCGAAGGTCGAGGTCGAGGTTGAGGAGCCGGCTGAAGATGACTGGAAGCACAAGTACGACGTGCTTCGCGGCAAGTACGACAAGGAGGTTCCACGTTTGCACGGGCAGGTTCGAGACCTTTCTGGCCGGCTCGAAAGCATGGAAAACGTGCTTGCCAACGTCGCTTCCCGCCCGGCGGCTAAACCGGCGGAAGAAACTTTCGAGGCTCCGACCGGCACGGCGGAAAGCCACATCACGCCGGAGATGGAGGAGGAATACGGCAAGGACTTTTTCGACGTCGTTCGCTTAGCGGCGCGGGAAGCCCTTGCTCCAATGCTGGACGATCTCAAAAAGGACCTCGGCCAGCTCACCCAGCAAACCCGGCAGACCAGTCAGCATGTAGCGATGTCTGCTCGGGAACGTCTCTTCGGTCAGCTCGACAGTCAGGTCGAAAACTGGCGGGAGATTAACAAGGATCAGGGCTTTCTCGGCTGGTTGGATGAGGTTGATCCCTATTCCGGCCAGCCGCGGGGACAGCTCCTGCGCCTTGCTTTCGAGAACAACGACATCAAGCGTGTCGTTGCGTTCTTCACTGGCTACGTGAACGAAAACGCGACCCTAAGTCAGCGGGTAGCCGAGCCAGGCAGGAACCGGCCCGCACCGGCCAATAACGGCAACGGTGCAGGCGCTCCTCGTCCTGGGCTCGAAACGCTTGCAGCGCCCGGTAGAGGGCGGAATACGACGGTCGACGCTCGGCAGGAACAGCAAGAAGGCCGACTTTGGACCCAGGCCGAAGTGGCGGCTTTCTACGACGACGTACGCCGTGGGGCGTTTCGTGGTCGCGAGGAAGCCCAGCGGGCGACGGAGGCGCAAATCTTCGCCGCTGCCAACTCCGGTCGTATTCAATCTTGAACTAGGAGGTAGCCTACAATGGCAACCACTGTCTCAGGTGCTGCAACCTATCCCGTTGCATCAACCCCGTACTCCGGCGCTCGGCCGACGACCGAGTATTCCGGCGTATTCATTCCGGCCATCTGGTCGGGCAAGCTGATCGAGAAGTTCTACGACGCCACCGTCCTCGCCGCCATCGCCAACACCGACTACGAAGGCGAAATCAAGAACCAGGGCGACAAGGTGGTGATCCGGACGAAGCCCTCGATCACAATCCGGGACTACGAGGCCGATCAGGCGCTCGTTGTCGAGCGTCCGTCTTCGACGCACGTCGAGCTGCAGATCGACCAGGGCAAGTACTTCAACTGCGTGGTCGATGACGTCATGGAGGTCCAGTCGGACATCAACCTGATGTCGATGTGGTCCGACGACGCTTCCGAGCAGATGAAGATTGCCATCGACACCGACGTGCTGGCATTCCTGCTCGGCCAGGCTGACGCCGACAACATCGGCGCCACCGCGGGTCGTCTTTCGGGCAACATCAACCTCGGCGTCACCACGTCGCCGCTGGACCTGGTTGCCCGCCTCCCCGGCACTGGCGAGACCGAGGTCATCGACCTGATCGTCAGCCTGGGCCAGGTGCTGGACGAGCAGAACATTCCGGAGACCGGGCGCTGGCTGGTTATCCCTGCATGGCTTGCGGCGATGATTAAGCGGTCCGAGCTTCGGGATGCGTCGCTCACCGGCGACACCGTCACCATGGCCCGCAACGGCCGTCTCGGCATGATCGACCGCTTCACGCTCTACGTTTCCAACTTGCTGCCGGCGGGTACTGCCGGCGGCTTGGCGGCGGGCGAGACGGCGATCTTCGCCGGCCACAGTCACGGCATCACTTTCGCTTCGCAGGTCACCAAGATGGAGACCCTGCGGTCGGAGCAGACCTTCGGTACGCTGATGCGCGGCCTGCAGGTCTACGGTCGTGAAGTGACGGACGGCATCTCGCTGGTCGAGGCCATCGTCAACCCGGCCTAAGCTTAGGCTGGGTAGTGGGGATCGGGCCGGCAACTTAGGTGTTGCCGGCCCTACCCCCTCACTTCTGGAGCAGCCATGACCGACTACGATATCGAGGGCACCTTCAAGCTGGGCGAGTGGGTAAAACACCGCAAGAGCGGTGCTCTCTACCGGTGGAATAGGGGTTTCCGAAAGCGAGAAGCCCAGTTCGTGCAGGCTGCGGCGCCTTCAGGCGTCGAGGCCCCTTCTGCCCAGGTACCGGAGCAGGAACAGGACCCGGCACCGGAGGTTCTTTCCGAAGTTGAGGACTTGGCTGGGTCAATTGCCGAAGCTGGCACGGCCACTACGGGGGCTCTGCCCGACGAAGCGAACCGATCCAGCGAGTTCCTTACGGAGCTGATGCCAGATGGCCAGCCTGGACGTTGATGACATCATCGCTGAAGCCCGGGTCCATCTGCAGGACGCCGATGGAAATCGCTACACCGATGCAGAACTGATCCGAGAGCTGGAGAACGGGCTACTCGAAATGCGTCGCGTTCGGCCAGACCTGTTCCTGGTCGGGCTACGCGAAGCGCTGACGCCCGTTGTCGCCGGCTCGGTGATACCCGTAGACGAGATGTATCGCCCGTCACTGTCGCTCTACGTTGCCGGACGGGCGTATATTCGAGACGAGGAAGCTTCTCCCGATAGCCGAGCTAGTGCCCTGATGGTTGCCGCTCGCGAACAGTGGTTGGCGCTATGACTGTGTATCGAACCAAGGCCCGCCTGCTCGACACGGTGATGTCCCGTCTCCCCGGTGTAACCGCGCCTGTCGTAGAGCTAGAGCTGAAGAACACGCTCAACGAGTTCTTCACGCGGTCTACCGTATGGCGAGACCGCTTGGTGATGAATATCGTAGAAGGCATCGACGAGTACGAGATGGTGCCTAACGACGCAGTTTCGAAAATTCTCCATATTCTTTATGCCGACATTTCCGAGGTCCCGTTTCGCTACCACATCTTGCAGCCTCGAACGATTGTTTTGAAAGATACGCCAACCCGCGACCTAGTAAACGCGTTGAACATCGTAGTTACTCTGACGCTCGACGACAGTGTTTGCGAAGACGAGGATTGTGACAGCTTCATTCCGGACTTTATCTACGACTACTTTTTCGAAGCTGTTTTAGATGGGGTTCTTGGACGGTTCTACAGTATAGCATCGCGCCCCTGGTCGAACGCACAGCTTGCCGTCCTCCACCAGACGCGATTTCGGCAGGGGTGGGCGCAGGCCAGAGTGCAGGCTAATGCCAGCTATACCAGAGGCTTCGCCCCATGGCGTTTTCCACGTAGTTTTGCGGGCGTATCGAGCCAACGTACGCGAGTACGCTAATGGCCAACGCGCTCTACGGCATCGCTCGCGAGAAGTTCTTGCTCAAGCAGTGGGATTGGGTGGCTGACGATTTCGGGCTGCTGCTGGTCGACGACATCTACGAACCCGATCTCGACCTGGACCAGCTCGTATCGCACATACCGGAGGCGACAGTTGCCGCGGAAGGCGACAACTACATAGGCGGCGCCAAGAGCGGCACGCTGGGCTATGCCGTAGGCGGCGGGGTGGCGTTCAGCGGTGTCGAGCATGAACGCATCATCCAGGCCGTGGTCATGTTCCGAGAGGGCTCCCCCCGCTACCTGGTGGCCTACATGGACGACGTGCCGACCCTTCCGTTCCTGGTTGCCGAGCCGTTCGGCATTACGGTTCGTCCCGGTAGTCTGGATGACTTCCGATGGTTCAGGCTGTAAAGCCGCCGCCACCGCCGCCACCCCCCGGACCGCCGGAGCGGTACGTTCTGGTCGATGGCGTCTGGGTCATGCGGCTTAAAGGTGCGCAAGACCTGACGCTGGTCGGTAAGAGCGCGGTGAATGCGGTATGAACGACGTCGAGACCAATGGCTACCTGGTGCACGAGGCCGTTCATCCTATCCAGTGGGACGCGTTCGGTGGGTTCGAGGCGGCTGTCGCTGAGATAGCCGTCAGCGTTCTGCAGGGTATCCTCATATGCGTGCCGCCGGAGTGCCAGTCGTCCTGCGTGTCGGAGGAGAAGAACACGCTGCTGGTGACCTGCTGCGGGGAGTGTACGGTACGACGTAGCTACGAGATCGAGTGGGAAGGCGAGGGCGAGCCGCCATGAGCGACTGCAAAACAGCCGTTGTGGCCTGTGAACCAGTCTGCACTGCGCCGGCTGCGGAGGGCTGCGTCGTGCGTCGCGTTGGTATTGTCGCTACCCCGCCGGCTCCGGTAGCGCCTCCCATCGAGTGTCCTTACGGCGAAGACGACGATGCCTGGTTTGCTGCTACTGGGTTATCAGCTCTCACTTCTCTTGACATAGCAGGCTCAGGTTCTTTTTGCGGGTTCGGATACGGGGTCGCTAGGAATAATTGCTATTGGGTACTGAACTCTTATTCAGCCGGCGGCGGTCCTCCGGCTATTATGGTTAGTGCTAGCGGGAAGAAGTGGGCCAAAGTCGTAAATGCAGACGCCGATGAAGGGGCGTGGCTTGATACTATTTACGACCCTACGGATGAGCAATTTGTCTCTGTGGGCGTTGAAGTTAATAACCCTATACCGGCGCCATCTATGCGGAGCGTCGATAATGGTGTGTCGTGGTTATTCGATAACGACATGCCAGTCGGTGGAGGCAAGGCTCTTATAAGGGTTCCGCAGCGGTATATCGTTATACCGTCAGATCAAGAAGCACCTGGCGATTTACATTTTAGCCCTGATGCGCTTTCTTGGAGTGTCAGTAATGCTTTGACGTCGGGGGCTGGCGGTGCGGGTATATTTAACCGTCTTGCTTACTCACCTTCTCTTGCTCGCTTAGTTATTTGTGGTGTTGCTCTTGCAGGGGGTATCGTTTTTAACTATTCGGATGACGATGGTGATACCTGGACACCGGCGTCCGCTGTTGCTGGGGGAGTTGTAAATGTCATCGACGTTATATGGTCTGAGCGTTTAAGTTTGTTTATTGCTTGCGGGGTACGCACAGGGTTTAGCCCGCTTATTGCAATATGGACAAGCGTTGATGGTTCTTCATGGGTAGTTACTAGTGTTTCTGATGTTATTAATTTTAAGTGGGTTATTGATGCTACCGATATGGAAAAGATTGTTTTTGTGTGCGACGATTTAGGAGGTGATCCAATTTTGGCTTTTACCACTGATTTTTTGTCTTTCGATACGCTTAGTGTCCCAGCGAATGTCCAGTACCTCGTAAAAGCAGCATATACAACGGACCACGGGGTAAACGGTCGAATAATCGTTGCCGGCAAGAAGAACCCCGACGACGGTTATATCGCTTGGACGGATGACTTAATTACCTTGACGGAGGCAACGCCCTGATTGTGGTAGGGTGTGGTGACCAAGTAGGGAAGCAAAACGATGCGCATAGCCACATTCAGGAAGCAGCCGGCAGAACGGAAGCGGTATGTCGTCAGCATGGTACCGTGGATGACCAACGAGACGGAGTACGTCACTGACGTAGCCGACAGCGTTGCGGTGCGCCAGCCCTTCCCCATACCGACCGAACCTCCGATCAGCGTCGACGAGCTTACCGTTCCCGAGACTTCTCAAGAGTTTTCGTTCTTCGTCGAAGGCGGCGAAGACGGCATCACCTACACCCTTACCCTCCTCGTCACGACTACGATTGGGCAGATCAAAGAGGTCGAGATCGACTTTCGCGTAAGGGATGACTGATGGCAGCTCACGTCTACGGCCTGATCGTCTCCTCGCTTGTCGTGGCTGTGAATGCGGGCACTACGTCGTTGAATATCGTATCGACCGACCAGAACCTGTTTCCCGACCCTAATTCAGCCGGCCTGGATGCGATATACCTGACCCTGGCTTCACCTGACGGCGCAGTGCGTGAAAGCGTGCTTCTGACCGCTCGAACTGGTAATGTCTTGACCGTGGTCAGAGGTCAGCTTGCCACCTCGCCGCAGCCATTCGCTTTCGGCTCGCGTGTCGAGCTGGTCTTGGACAGTGAACCTGCGGAGGCGCTCGTGGCATTTTGGGGTAACTTCTACAATGTCCCGCAAAACACCATCATCATGTGGCACGGCGCCATCGGGTCTATCCCGGCCGGTTGGACTTTGTGCGACGGCACGGAAGGTACTCCCGATCTGCGCGACCGTTTTCTGCTCGGCGCTGGCGGTGATCGCAATCCTGCTGATGTTGGTGGGAGCGATGAGTGGACTGTTAATCTCGGCGGTGTTCACGATCACGGCGGGGATGTGCCGGCGAGCGGTGCTGTACAGGCAGTTGAGACTGATGACGCTCCCGATACCAACGTCTCAGCAGTCTCGCACCAGCACGCGATTGTCCAGGAGCCTGCCCACCAGCATACGATCACGGGGGTGCTCCCACCCTATTACGCCGCCGTCTTCATAATGAAGCTGTAGGCCGATGGAACAGCGCATATTCACGAACAACGCCACATCGACGCTGCAGGGGTCGATCAGCGACAGTGACACGCTAGCTTCCATTGCCGGCGCGGATGCAGCTCTGTTTCCAGAGCCAACGGGCGATCAGTTCTTCCTGGTGACGCTGGAGAACCGGCTTACCGGCGACATCGAGATCGTCAAATGCACGGACCGCAACGTCGCCGACTTGACAATCGAGCGCGGCGAAGAGGGTACAACGCCTGTCGCCTTTCCTGCCGGCACCATTGTCAGCGTTCGCACGACCGCCGAGCTGCTGCAGGTACTGGTCGATGAGACCCGCGAGATCAGGGCGCACTGGCTATCGCCAGGCCCGGACCTTCCGACGACCGACGACAACGGCGAGCCGCTAGCTGACGGAGCGGTCTTCTTCAAAGACGACGACGGTACGCTCTGGATGTACTACACCGGGGTCTGGAGTGAAATACCGTTTGGTGCCGCCTCTACGCTGTCGCTGCTCGACGAAGACGGGCTGGTCTTCAGCGACATTCGAAAGTGGAATTACCGCGGCGCCCTTGTAACAGCCACCCAAGACGGCGGCGACGCTCAACAGGGCAACATAGATATCGGTCCAGCCGACTTCGGCGACGTCAACCAGGTCCTGCAGACCAATGGCGTCGACACCGTTTCTTGGGCCAACATTTCGGTTCCTACCGCTCTCGACGACCTTACCGATGTTGAGGTTCCGGCGCCCAGCAACGGCGATGTGCTGATTTACGACAGTGCTGCGGGCAAGTGGGTGAATGGCGCTACAGGTGCCCCGGAGACGTCGGCACAGGCTATCCGATGGAAGCCCGGCGGTACCGAGAAAACGGTAGGCATCGTCAGCGTCACCAAGACCGCTACCGGTCGCTGGACCGTCGTCGTCGACAACGCCTACATTCCCGATATCCGAGAAGCCTACTTCACCTCGTTTTCCGTCGAGAGCGCCGAGAGTTCGACGTCGCTGGTGCCGAACCAGTACGGAAGCTGGACTTCCGACACGATGTACCTTCGCAATCAGCGGAACGGCGGTTCACTGGTCGACGGCGCCTACTGGGCTATGGTCATCTGGCCCGACGAGGCTAGCCTCTCCGGCGGTTCCGGCGGCGTGCTGTTCGGTGCTGTGTCGCTTGTGGAGGGCCAGCAGGGGCTTTCCGGCGTTAGCACTATTGCCTTCACGTCGGGTATCACGTCGAGCTACTACAAGTTCGAGCTACGCCTGCGCGGTAGCCTGGATGTGGACGAAGCCGGCGTGGCATTGCGGTTTTCGACCGATGCCGGCTCGACCTGGCTGGATGACCCCAACAGCTACTCGTCCCGTTTCAGCGGGCGCAATGTCGACAATTTCGATGCGGACTTCTACCACCCTGACGACCAGGAGCAGATGCATCTGACCGGTTTCGGAGACGGAGACGGGGTAGGTAACGCTGCGAACGAGTATCTGGACCTCGTGATCGAGCTGTCGGAATTAAGTGCGACCGGCCACAAATCGGTGTACACTCGTGGTGGTTATTCTCGTGCTGGCTCTCCGACGGCTAGCTGGATGCGAGTTGAACAGGCAGGTTTGTGTATCGCTACGACGTTGGCAGTGGACGCTGTACAGATTTTGTTCACCGGAGGAGCCGTGTTTACAGGCGACGCGTACCTGGTGGGGCACCGCAAGTCGGCCTAGGAAGCTAAGGCATGGACGTGCTGAATGGCGTTACGAAGTACAGGCCAAAACACTTCAACAGCACCGGAGGAATTTCGGGAAGTGTTATCACGGCCGGAGGGTTCGCCGCCCTATATTGGATGTGGCCGGACGTCACCCCGGCCCCGCCCGAGGTCGTCGTCGCGGTTAACACGCTTGCCTGCTGGCTGGCTTCTCAGGTCGGTCGCTTACGTATCGGCTATAAAACGGAAAGCAGACGAGATGGGAAGTGAGCAGTTCGCCCGCTGGTCCGGGGCCGCTGTCGGACTGTTGTCCTCACTGGTCGTTGCGGCTGTGCTATGGGGACAGTTCCAGGCCCGCCTGGACGCTACCGAAAAAGCCCTGTCCGACCATCGTCTGCAGGCCTCGCACTCGGCCAGCGGCGAGCGGATCGCGCGGGTCGAACAGCAGCTCATCGCCGTCAACCAGTCCGTCGAGCGAATGGAGCGGGCGATGGACCGGCTGGCGGTGGAGCTGGCGGCCGAGCGCAAGCGGACTAGCCCGTGATGGCTGACCCCGCGTTCGTCTCCCGCATGATCGACGGCATCATTGCCCGCGAAGGCGACTACAGCGCACACCCGTCCGACCGGGGCGGGCCGACCCGGTACGGCATCACGTTGGCGGTGGCGCGGCGGGAAGGCTACTACGGCGACATGCAGAGCCTGCCGCGCACGCTGGCGATCAAAATCTACCGCGAACGGTACTACCTGCAGCCCCGCTTCGATCTCATCACGCTGCGTTCCGAGGTGATCGCCGAGGAGGTCATGGACAGCGGCGTCAACTTCGGCCCGACCGTGCCAAGTGTCTGGCTGCAGCGGTGGCTGAACGGGCTGAACCGTAAGGGGGTCGACTACCCCGACCTGGTGGTCGACGGCGCCATCGGGCAGAAGACGGCGACGGCTTTGTCATCGTTCCTGACCAAGCGCGGCGCGGACGGCGAGCAAGTGCTGCTGGCTGCGCTGAACTGCTCGCAGGGACATCGCTACCTGGAGCTGGCCGAAGGGCGGCCCGACAACGAAGATTTCCTGTACGGCTGGGTACGGACCCGCGTACTATCTGGAGACTGACATGAAGAACCTGCTCGACACACTGGCCCACGGCGGACCCATCGACGGCTTCAAGAGCTACATCCAGAGCGTGCTCATGATCGCCGTCGGCATCGCCGGCGTCATCTGGCCGCAGGTCGGCGAGGCAACGGGCGCCTACGGACTGCCGCCCGGCGCGCTGATCGTCGGCGGCCTCGGCATCGGCTTCCTGCGCCAGGGCATCGCCAAACTTGCGGAGCGCCTGAAATGAGATACTTCGCCCTCGTCCTCGCCTGCCTGATCCTCGCAGCCTGTCCGAGCGTTACCGGTCCAACCGATGAGCTGTCCCTGTTCAAACGCGTGGCCATAGCCTGCGACAGCTATTCGGCCAGCCTCAACACGGCCTCGGTGCTGCGCGCGAACGGCAAACTCAGCGCCGGTCAGATCAAGGTCGTCAATGGCGTGATCGCCGTGGCGGCGCCGATCTGCGAGGCCAGCCCCAGGCCGAAGGCAACCCTGGACTTGCTGGCGAACTTGGAAGGCTCCGTCTACAAAATCCTTCTGCTGATCGAGGAGAAGTGAGATGGCGTTCCCAATCGGGCTGGCAATCACGGGCGCTCTGGAGCTGATTGAACTGTACGCCAACTTCGCTCGCAGGGCAGCGACGATGACCGAGGAAGAGGCCGACGCCGAGTGGGCGAAGGTTAATCAGCGCGCCGCCGCTGCCCGAACGCGCTGGGAGCAGTCGGCGCGGGATGCTTGACCGCTAGATATTGTTGCGCGAAGCCGTGTTTAGCTAGTAGCATCAACCAGATTTTACAGGAGGGGGCCATGCGGTCTCAGGCACATCTCATCGAGCGTGACGGCTATAACTCTGCCGGAGATCGCCCGTGCGAGTTCAACATCGGCGTGACGGGTTCTGGCCCCGTATCTTCTGAAGTCATCGCCACCGTTTCGGGCGGTCCGGCTTCGGCGGATGACGAAAACCTGGTGGGGCTTTCGTTGTGGGACAGCACCAATGAGGAGTACGTCGACTTCGAGTATGCGGCGCAGGAAGCCGACGCGGCTGCCGATGTCGCTGCTGCCTTGGTAGCCCTCATCGACGCCCATGAGGCGTTCGCTGCGGATGGCGAAGGCGCCGTTATGACTATCACGTCTCAGGCAGTGCCGTCGGTCTTCACATCTATCGAGGGTACGCCCGAGTTCGTCGCCGCGTCTGCTGTTGTTTCTGAGTTCTGGAATGTGTCGCTGTCAGGCAGTTTTCCGCAGACGACGACCACGGCGACGGTTGCGGCTGCGACAGCATCCGGCAACCTTGAAAACCGTGTCACGATCTCGATCACGACCGACAATGGCGGTCCCTATACCTTCAGCCATGATGTGACGACGGGCCAGGACGAAGACGCGGTTGCTGCTGCGCTGGCGACCTTGATCGACGCTCATGCCGAGCTGACGGCGACGCCGACCGACAACACCATTGCTATCGGCGTCCAAGGCGCTGCCACGACCATGAACGCCGGGTCTATTTCGGCGACCTGGATCGGTTCGGCAGCCAACGCCACGACCGTGCAGATTACCGTGACCGGCGGGCCGGCAACGGACGACGATATCACGGTCGTGCAGGCCGACATCACTGTCGATGCTGGCGGGCTGCAGGAGTTTACCTACAGCGTTCAGAATGCTGAGGACGCTGACGCCGCCGCCACCGGTTTGGCCGCGGATATCGACGGTAGTGCCTCGCTGGTTGCTTCGGCAGTTGCCAACGTCATTACGGTGACGCTGGAAAGTGGCGCTGCTATCGACACCCACATCGCTTACCCCGAACAGCGCCTTACGGTTGCCGGTGGCGGCACAGACGAGGTAACGATCACGGTACTCGGTATCACCGCTACGGCGGGGGGTCTCACCACGGCGGCGCTTGAGCTGGTGATCGACGGAGGCACTCCAATTCCGCTGTCGCATCCAGTGACGTCCGGTCAGACCCGCAACCAAGTGGCCGCGGCGCTGGCCACGCTCATTGACGCCGAGGAACAGCTTGCCGTATCGCGCGTCAACAACGTGGTCACGGCATCGTTCAATCCCGAAGCCGCTCTGTTGAAGGTCGTTAAGGGGCTGAAGCGCGTCACGCTCTAAGAGGTGCGCATGTGGTTGCGTTCATTATCAACGACTTTCGTGGCATGTTGCCGCGCCGCTCGGCTCGGCTCCTCCCTCAGCAATTTGCCAAGCAAGCCACGAATACAGAGCTGCTAGCCGGCACGCTCCGCGGTTTCCGGGGCATGGTTGAGGTAGCCGATTTCAACCCCGATACCGTCAAGACAGCATACCGCATACCCGCATCTCCTGACGATCTCTGGCTCACTTTCGGGTCTGCAGATGTGGACGTAGCCCGTAGCCCTTTAGTGAATGACGCGTACGAACGGTACTATTTTACCGAGGCGGGGCAGGTACCTAAGTATACGACTGAAGACCGCGTTCTTGCTGACGACCCCCCGTGGGATTTGGGCGTACCACGCCCAACAAACCAACTCTCTATTTTAATTACAGGAGGTGTAGGGCTCCAAGTAACCCGAGCTTATACCTATGCTTTCGTAACGGAGCTAGGGGAAATCGGTCCTGCTGCAGACCCCACGGTTGCAAGTGGGCTAGATGACGGTACGTGGAATTTGACGGGTATTCAGGAGGAGGCTCCAGATAGCGAAAATAGGTCTATCACTCATGTAAATATTTACCGTACGGTGACTTCTACCAGCGGCGTCGCTACGTACTTTTTTGTCGTACAGGTACCAATCGGCACTCTAGCTTATAACGACAACGATCCGACTTCTTTAGTTTCACTGAACGAGCAATACGATGGATTTGACTGGTATCCCCCACCTGAAGATATGGTTGGTCTTATTGAACTGCCTTCAGGTTCGCTCGCTGGATTTAGCGGCACCGATTTGTATTTTTCAGAGCCATACCGTCCGCACGCGTGGCCTCCTGAGTACACTTTGAGTGTCGATTACCCTATAGTTGGCCTAGCTTCCGTACAAAACGGTGTGGTTATACTTACAACAAGTGCCCCTGCTGTCGCTTTCGGGCAGCACCCTGCAACTTTATCTCTTGTAAAATCTACTATCGTCGAACCCTGCCTGTCTAAACGCAGCATCGTTACCGCAACAGAAGGGGTATACTACGCCAGCCATAACGGATTAGTTTTAGCCTCACCCTCCGGGCTGGATATAACAACGAAGCCGGTTATTCAGCACGAACAGTGGGAAAATTTGTACAGCCCTAGTACTATTCGTGCTGCTCGTGACGGTACTAGATACATTGGTTTGGAAGGTTCCGGTGCTGGATTTTTAATAGACCCTTCTGAACAAGGGGGGTCTATAACCGACATCGACCCGGAGTTGCTTCCTGACGCCGACAATATAATTCAAGACCCTCGTACAGGGGACGTGCTAGTACTCGCCAGCAACAAAGTCTTCGAGTGGGAGACTATTACAGAAGATCGTTCTGCCTGGACCTGGCGCTCAAAAGAATTTCAGCTCCCTAAACCGGTGAATATGGGTGTAGCCATGGTACATCTAACACCTTACGAAGGGGATATCCCTGGAGAGGAGATGGATAACGATCAAATCCAGCTTACAGTCTACGCAGACGGGGAGCAGAAGTTTCAGGCTCTAGTCCATAACCGAGAACAAGTTCCTCTACCGAGTGGGTTCAAATCTGACATTTGGGAGGTTGAGTTATACGGGTACGCAGAAGTTCATTCTGTCGCTCTGGCGCAACAGGTAGTCGAGCTAACACAGGTGTAGCATGGCCCTCGTAGTCCCTGCTGTTGGCGAGCTGGTATTTCTTAACTACATCGTAGGTGTGGCTGCCGGTTCAGAAGAGCTGATACTACGTTTGTTCAAGTCGAACAATCAGCCGGGACAGACCGACATACTGGGCGATTACACTGAAGCGAATTTTGTTGGTTATGCAGCTATTCAAATCGCTTCGGGGGATTGGACCGTGACCTCTGGGTCGCCGTCGCAAGCTGCCGCACCGCAGCAAATTTTCACCAGCAGCCAGAACCAGACGCAGCAGCGCATTTACGGGTACTACTACACCCGCGCCGTTTCGGGCGACCTAGTTGCTGTAGAGCGTTTTTCAGATGGACCGTATACGGTTGCCGCTCTAAACGATAGAGTAAGGGTGACGCCACAGATCACGGCAAACTAGCCATGACGGATTTCGACTATACGGGTGGTGGCGGGGTTGCTCTTAGCGGGCAAGCCGTAACCCAATTCCGTGGTGGTTCGCTAGTCCTTCGACCCCCAGAAGAAGCGCCGCGTCGTCGGCTCTCCATCGCTGAACCGCAGGCCGGCTTGGAGAGCCTTCGCTTGACCGCCTCCCAGCTCAAGGAGGTGGTCGATACTACGCTTGGCGAACGCGGCCCGTTGGAAGGCCGCGTGCAGACCATCAACGAACTCCTGTTCCGCGGCGTGCTCATCAAAGACCCGAACACCGGCGACTATATCGGCGGCTTGAATGCTAGCTTGGCATACATCGACGAAGGCGACGCTGCGACGCTGCAGGCTGCGCAGGCGTATGCGGACGACCAGGCTGCGCAGCTCTATTCGCCGCTCGGCCACACGCACGATGCTTCGGAGATCGTCAGCGGTCAGTTCGCCGATGCGCGCATATCTCAATCCAGTGTCACGCAGCACAACGCCGCGCTCGATCACGGGCTGTTGTTGGGCACTGCCGACGACGATCACCTGCAGTATCTGCTAGCTTCGGACGCTACCAGTCGTGCAGTCTTTGCAGCGAACTGGCTGGACCTCACCGACGGCGGCGCGACGACGCTGCACAAGCACGACCACGGCCTCATGGATGGCCTCGCCGACGACGACCATCCGCAATACCTGCGCCACGACGGCACCCGCCCGCTGACCGCTCCATGGGACGCCGGCCCGTTCAAGATCACTGCCGAGCAGTTCGAGAGCGACGTCGTCACCGGCACGCCGCCGTTCGTCGTGGCCTCGACGACCCTGGTCAGCAACCTCAACGCCGACCTGCTCGACGGCCAGCACGGCTCGTACTACACGACAGCCGACAACATCCTCCTGGAGAGCATCCCGACCCCTACCTACCGGTCGGTGCAGGACGCGCACAATCTGTTCCGCTCGACCGGTGTGCTTACGGGCGGCACCATCGTCGACGATGGCGACGGCACCATCACGGTGACCGCCGGCACCGGCACGATCCGCGCGACCAACGACGCGACCGATACGTTGCTCTGGTTCGACTGGGCAGCAGAGGATGGCGCCCTCGTCGACCTGACCGACAACGCGCAGAACTACGTCTACGTCGAGTACAACGGTGGTAGCCCCCGCGTGGTGGTCGATGCCTCGCGCCGGCTCGACTTCCAGACCAACATCTTCCTTGGCACCGTGTACCGGCTTGGCGGCGTATTGCACAAGACGGTCAACACCGCCGACCTTGTTCTCGACCCGCTGCTCGGCATCGTTCGCCGGTTGCGCCGCACCCGCCCGTTCGAGCGGCAGGGCGGCGGCATCATCGGCGAGACCGGAACCCGCAACGTCACGGTCTCGGCGGGGACGTGGTGGGAGGGCGTGACGTCGTTCACCACGGCGGCTCTCGACACCTCGGGTGCCGACACCTTCACCTACTACTACCGGGACGGTGTTGGCGGCTATGTCGCGGTGCCTGGGCAGACCCAGATCAGCAACACACAGTACGACAATGGCACCGGCACCCTGGCGACCCTGACCGTTAACAACTACACCAACGCCTGGGTCTATCTCAGCCAGGACAGCGAACTGGCGGTTTTGTACGGGCGAGTGAACTCCCCCGGCGTCAGTGGGGCGCTGGACGCGCCGCAGCCTGAAGACCCGCCGGCGATCTTCGACGAGGGGCACGCGCGTCTAATCGGCCGCATCGTCATCCGGCAAGGCAATGCCTCGTTCGAGGCGGTGGAAAGCGCCTTCGATACCGATTTCGAGCAGGCGGCACCAACGGATCACTCGGCCCTGACAAACCTGGGCGCCGACGACCATCCGCAGTACCTGCGGGTCGATGGCACGCGCGCTTTGAACGGCGCCTGGGACATGAACAATCAGGCCCTCACCAACGTCAACATCGACAGCGGGACGATCACCGGCATCACCGATCTTGCTGTTGTCGACGGTGGCACCGGGGCCAGCACGGCAGCGGATGCCAGGACCAATCTGGGTCTTGTGATCGGCACGAACGTGCAGGCGTTCGACGCGACCCTCGCCAGCATTGCCTTGCTCGGCACCGCTGCCGACCGCTACGCTTATACGACTGGCATAGATACCTGGGCCGAGGGCACGATCACCTCGTTCGGCCGCTCTCTGGTAGATGACGCCGACGCCACGGCTGGGCGGGCTACGCTCGGCCTCGGGAGTATCGCCACCCAGAACAGCAACACTGTCTCGATAACTGGCGGCACGATCACTGGCATCACCGATCTCACGGTCGCCGATGGCGGCACCGGACGCTCGACTTCGACTACGGCCTACGGGCTTATAGCGGCGGGTACGACGGCCACCGGGCCGCATCAGACACTCGCCGCTGGCGCCACCACCGAAATTCTAGTGGGCGGCGGCGCATCTGCGTTGCCAGCCTGGACGACGGCAACCGGTTCCGGTGCTCCAGTGCGGGCTGTCTCCCCCGTATTCACCACGCCCAACATTGGCACGGCGACAGGCTCGATTACGGGCAACGCCGCTACTGTCACCACCAACGCCAACCTCACCGGCCCGATCACGTCCGTTGGCAACGCGACCTCGGTTGCTTCGCAGACGGGCACCGGCTCGACCTTCGTGATGAACACCAGCCCGATCTTGGTGACACCTACCCTAGGCGTGGCGAGCGCGACCAGCATCAACAAGCTGACGATCACCGCGCCGGCTACCTCGGCAACGCTGACCATCGCCGACGGCCAGACCCTGACGGTTAGCGCCAGCGCCACGATCAACGGCGGTACGCACAGCGGCACCAACACTGGCGACCAGACCAGCGTTTCCGGCAACGCGGGTACGGTCACTGTGGCCGACGCTGGCGGCGACACGACGACCTTCGTGCTGCTGGGTACGGACGCGACGGGCAGCCTGTCGCCGGCCACCGACGCGCAGTTGACATATAACGCAACTACCAACGCGCTGACGACGACCACCTTCATCGGCGCCCTGACCGGCAACGCCTCGACAGCCACCGCCTTGCAGACCGCCCGGACGATCAACGGCGTCTCGTTCGACGGCACGGCTAACATCACCGTCACCGCTGCCGCCGGTACGCTGACCGGCACGACGCTGGCGTCCGGCGTCACCATCTCGTCTCTTGTCCAGGTCGGCACCATCACCACTGGCGTGTGGCAGGGCACCGACATAGCCGTGGCCGACGGCGGCACCGGGCGCAGCACTAGCACGACCGCCTATGGCCTGATCGCCGCCGGTACCACTGCGACCGGCGCGCACCAGACCCTGGCCGCTGGCGCCACTACCGAAATTCTAGTGGGCGGCGGCGCTGCTGCCCTGCCGATCTGGACGACGGCGACAGGCTCGGGCGCTCCGGTCAGGGCTACTTCGCCTACCCTGGTGACCCCAGTCCTGGGCGTTGCCTCGGCCACCGAGCTGACGCTGACGCTCGGCGCCAACCAGGACTACTTCTTTACCAACGCGGGCACTCCAGGTCTGGCCGTGCAGAGCAAGACGACGGGGCTGGCATCTTCGCTGAACCTGTTCTCGAACGACGGCGACGGCACCGACCCGGTGATCTTCGTCGCCTACGGTCTAGGCTTGCCCGCCGCCGCGACCAATGCCGAGTACATGCAGGCCGGCTGGAACAGCCCGGGCGGCTACTACGATCTGTCGTCGCAGGCTTCGGGCACCGGCACGCTGCGCCCGCTCAGGCTCTACACCGGGAGCAACACGACCCAGCTTGTGCTCGCCATCGACAACAACGTCGGCATCGGCGTTGCCGCGCCGGCCGTCACCAACGGCACCGGCCTGGAGGTCCGCGACGCGCTGGGCGGCACCATCCGGCTGTCGAGCGGCGTCGCCGCCAACGCGCAGTTCCAGCTTATCGGTTCGCTTGAGTGGTACAACAGCGACGCCTCCTCGAACGGTCCCAATGTTGTGGCTTCCATCGACGTGGTAGCGGGCGGTGCCTCCGGCCAGAACGGTGAGATCGTCTTCAACGTCGTGGCCGCGACCTCGGAAGGCGCCAAGGCGACCGAGGCGTTCCGCATCAACGAGCAGGGCAACATCGTCCCCGCCGCCGATGATCTGGTGACGCTGGGCGCGTCCGGTCTAGGCTTTACCGATATTTTCTTCGCCAGCGGAGCCGTCATCAACTTCGCTGCCGGCAACGCCACGCTGACGCACTCGGCCGGCCTGTTGACCCTGAGCGGTGGCTTAACCGTCACCGGCACCTTGACGGGCACCCTGACCGGCTCGATCACCGGCAACGCAGCGACGGCCACCGCCTTGCAAACCGCCAGGACGATCAACGGCGTCTCGTTCGACGGCACGGCCAACATCACCGTCACCGCTGCCGCCGGCACCCTGACCGGCACGGTCCTGGCTGCAACCGTGGTTACCTCGTCGCTGACTTCGGTTGGCACGATCACTAGCGGGGTGTGGACCGGCACCGACATTGCGGTCGCCGACGGCGGCACAGGGCGGTCCACCTCGACCACGGCTTACGGTCTGCTCGCCGCCGGGACCACCGCCACGGGTGCGCACCAGACCCTGGCTGCCGGTCTGACGACTGAGATATTGGTCGGCGGCGGCACGGGCGCTCTACCGGCCTGGACGACGGCGACAGGGACGGGCGCTCCAGTCAGAGCGGTCTCTCCAGTATTCACGACGCCGAACATCGGCACGGCGACCGGCTCGATCACCGGCAACGCGGCGACCGTTACCACCAACGCCAACCTGACTGGCCCGATCACGTCGGTG